CAGGTTGAAGATCATCTGGTATGCTTTCTCCACGGATCTGAGGTACTTATTGACGGTTGTCTCCACGCCTTGTCTGAGTGTGTTGATTGCGAACCCTGAAAGCTGGAAGGGGAGTTCACCGTACACGGAGTATGGGAGGGATCCCCGTTGCATCTCGCCGGAAACAATGCTCATAAATGCACCTGTTTCCTTTGCCATCTCCAACAGGCCCAGGGGTTCCACGTTCTCATTCTGAGCCAGAGATATCTCGGAACCTTCGAGGTACGGATCTTCGTCAAGGGATTTCATTCCGTCCCTTGACCTTACGATAAGTCCCTGCCGTCTCGATCTGGCTGTCAGTTCCAGCATCGTACTCATCATAAGATTATGTTTCGGGTACAGGTCACGGGTTGCCCTGAAGACGGATTCGCCTACATCGGCAATGGTGCCCTGCATTGTGGATTGGGAGAGTGCTACCACGTAGGGGTTTGACCCTATCGGTCCGAGGAAAGCAGGGACATGGTCAGCCCCGTGCCTCTGTTGTTTCTTCACAACCTGTGTAAGGGGATTGTTTTTCGAGCCGTTATAGACAAGGATGGTGTTCATCTCCTTGTCGTAGAAGTCATAGACTTCGATACCGTCAATGGTATGTGATGTTTCCCAGTCGATCTTGACGTTGTACTGGGAAAAAATCTGATCCTTGGTCTTGGGCATCTTGTAGCATACCCATTCCAATCCTTCGGGTCCTGTACCCCAGTAGGTATGAAGCGGATCCCACGGTGTGATATCCACGTAGGTTGTACCGTCCGGGCGTTTTGCGAGGAGTGCCCTGCCTGCGTACCATCCTCTTACGGCAGAGTACCATGCAAGCTGGTCACGGAGTTCGGGGAGCATAAGTTTGCAGAGCCGTTCATTGGCTGCTTTTTCGATACCGATCAGGAAGCGTTCCTTGAGGTCGTTCTTCTCCCTGAGATCTGCATCTGCCCCGTCATGTGGGATACGGACAGTCATGTCCGCACCTGATATCCAGTTGATCACTTTCTCCGCATAGGTCTGCGGTTCATTGGAAGTGTAGGACTGGTAGCCTTCGCCAGCGTCATACGGTTCGAGGCGGTAGAGTGCGTGGTCATCCTGCATCCTTTGTCTGAGTGGTTCGGTCGCATCGTAGTGTGAATCTACGAGCTGGATAATATCTTCGGGTTTCCGTTTTGCCATTATTCCCACCTCTTGACACGGATCCGTTTATGTTCCTGGACGTATCCGTAGCCGAACCGGTCAATGAGGCCGTAGATAACGGCCTTAATGCCGTGGTTATGTTTATCTTCCGGTATATCCCCCACGATATTGCCTTCCCTGTCCGTCTTCCACCTGTATGCCTTGGTCTGGCCGTCAAACGGATTGGGTGCCGTCCCGAATTCAGACAGTATACCATGACACTTGGGGTTGAACACAATACGGGGTGCGTGGGTCTTGGGGTCTATCTTGAGCCATCCCTTCAGTCTCTCCGTTCCCTCATTGATCTTGATCTTCTGAGAGGAGAGGTAAAGCCCTGTCTTTGCCATCCAGATCTCAGTTGGGGCTGCCATCGCCTGGTGCTGCGTTCCAGCGATGTCGATGACTCCGAATCTGACATCCTGCCACCAGTCTCTTGACTGGGCGATGTCGATGATTTCTTCGGTGACGAGTCCTTGTTCGTAGATCTCATCAATAACTCGAATCTGTTCGCCAATGACCTGAACTGCGACAAGGGCGTATGCTCCAGCATAGCCAGGATCCATCCAGATATGTACCGGTTCATCTTTTTCATGTTCCACCTCCTGTATATGTGCATCAGGACGGAACTCCGGGAACACGAGTCCCTTGGGGGGCGAGGGTTTCCCCTCGATGCGTTCCATGAAGAAATCGTCACTTGACACTTCCTGAAGCCTGATAATCTCAGGATCGTATCTTCCTTCCGGGTAGAGATACGTGTTCGTATAGCTTGGGAGCGAGTAGGCACGTGCATCTTTATCGGCTCCTGAAGCCCATGCCGTAAACATCTGGGGGTACCAGCCCAGAGATCCCTCGAAGGTTCCTGACAAAAAGAGCCATCCCCTCTTCGGAGCACACCTGCCCCGGAGCCTGAAGAAGGTTTCGAGATCGAGCTGCGATGCCTCGCATCCCAAAATCCCATTGGGTGCCCTCATGGCCAGTGTTCTTGGGTCCTTGGCACTCTTGGTTTCTATCCGTGTGCCGTCAGCAAGCGTAAGATGTCCGGGGTCAACCCTCTTTGATGCTTCCTTGAGGATACCGAGCGTACTGAAATCCTCAAGAAGGTATTCAAACTCCGCCCTTGTGCGTTCATAGTCTGCTGCAACGAGCCAGTAGAGGCCACGTTCCTGTGTTTCCGCAAACCTTCCCAGTAAATACTTGGAAGCTATAAGGGATTTCCCTGCCTGTTCACCACCTGCTACAAGGTTAAACCTGTAGGTCGAGTCCAGAATTACCCTCTGTTCGTCCGTAGGGGTAAACCCCACCTTGGAAAAAAGGTAATCCTTGAGTCCCGGACGGGATATCCCTGTGGTCATGCGTTCTTCTCTCCCTCTGTATCCTTACCGCCTTTCCTCTTCTCCAGAATATCAGTAAGCGTTTTCTCCACATCCTGGGAAAGAACCTCTTCCTTCGGTATCTCTTTCGCCATCTCCTTCGCAGCCTTCCGCCACTCGAAGATCAATTCCTTCGCATAATCCTCGTTCATCGCAACCTGCGGCCTGTACTTCCACGGCATATTCGAATTCAGAAGCGTTATCAACAAGACATCGGACCCTTTCCCCTTATCCGGGTTCTTCACCCTGTCCAATGCTATCGTTTCGAGCGACTCCGCAAACGACCGCTTCATATCCTCATACACCTTCACAAACTCAAGGTCATGCTGCATCCAACTGATATACGTGTTCCTGGCTATACCAGCCACCTCACACGCTGCCTTAATCGTGCCGTGCTCCTCAAAAGCCAAAAGCCACAGCTTCTTCCGCTTCGCAGCCCCTACCTTCCGCTCCGCATTATTCAAACCACCGGAAAAATGACTTATCCCTCCACCCATAATCCATTACCTTTCTTTCTTTATTTATTTTCTTTCTTTATTCTTTATTAACATATTACTATTACTACCCCCTTACAGGGGTAGTTAGTAATAGTAATATGAATATATATATACCTATTACTACAAACTCATTACGGTTTTCATTACAGTAATTACTACAGTAATACGCCTATATTACTATTTCCATTACCGTAATTACTATAGTAATGAACTCCCTTCACGATTATTCCTACCCCTTATGGTAACCCATACTGTCAACCAATAACCCTTTTAGGAAAAAAAGTCTGTCAAGGGTACCGATACCATACTAACCCCAAACACTAAGCCATACCCAGACATAAGACAAGCAGGAAACAATAACTTCCTTAGCAGTCAGTTAGCGCGGGGGGGTGTTGCTCCGATTCTTGCTGATTTTATACCCCTCTGAGGCTCTCACAGCCCCTATACTGCTATACAACAAGGGGTCTATATGATTTATCATACTTATCCAGGTTAGAGAGGTCCTTACCGGTAGGGTTCTTCTACTTTTTAATGGATATTCCGCAGGACTTGGTACTAATTTTCAACCATTATTTAATCCAATTCCTTGGACTAATCCCCAACAAGAAAAACAATCATTATTTATCAATTGAAACTATCTCTATTCATTAATTTATAGGTAACGATTAGAAAAAGCTTGACGCTATACATTAATGGGTGTATAAAGGACTTAGATTCAATCATATTAATCATGTGAATGGATACTTTAAAATTGGAGTGAGTACATGACAGATCAAGCATTGATAGGCGGATTATTAGATCAGGAAGAAGAGAGAGAATTACTAGTTTTGGAAATAGAGGGATATATTCGATCATTAAGGAGTGGTAAATAATGTATAAAGGAACAACTATTGGGATAGGAACAGACGCAAAAACACCAAAGGGAGAAAAGTTAGAAAACCCAGTAATGACTGGTGTTCAATACTTAGCACCTGCAAGAACTAGTGGTATTGCAAACCTATGTAGCCATTCGACTATTGGCTGTGAAGAAGTTTGTATATTCAATACTGGTAGAGGGATGATGACTACGACACAACAACACAGATTGAACAGAACAGTCCAATTCGTACAGAATAAAGCGGAATATATGTTGAAGCTTGAGAAAGATATTGAAGCTTTAATTAGGAAAGCAGATAAGAAAAATATGATACCTTCAGTTAGGTTAAACGGCACCAGTGATTTACCATGGGAAAGAATGCCATTCGTAGGTAAAAATGGATGGAGATATGCATCAATTCTTCAGAGATTCCCACAGGTTAAATGGTATGACTACACAAAGAACCCACATAGAGCAAAGCAACAGCCGTACCACTTAACCTACTCTCGAGCAGAAACAGCAGACAGCCACAAGTACAGCCTAGAATTGCTTGCAAGTGGTGTCAATGTGGCTGTAGTGTTTGGCATTACCAACAAGAAACAATCTAACGATGAAATGCTACCATTGCCTAAAACTTGGAATGGTTACAAGGTTATCGATGGGGATGTATCAGACGTTAGATTTTATGATGAGCAAGGCGTAGTTGTTGGTCTACGTTTCAAGACTAGTAGA